GACCGGTCAGGCCGAGCAGGCGCTGCGGAGCGTGGAAGAGCGGCTCGACACCAAGTACGGCGTCGTTCTGCTCCAGCCCGCCTACACCACCTACCGCCTCAACCTCGGCGAGATCTCCAGCTACCCTCCGGGATACAAGGAGAATGCCGGCATCTTCTGCCACAACAATCCGTGGATCAGCTGCGCCGAGACCGTGCTCGGCCACGGCGACCGTGCCTTTGAAGTCTACAAGAAGACCTGCCCCGCCTACATCGAGGACATCTCCGAGATCCACCGCACCGAGCCGTATGTCTACAGCCAGATGGTCGCCGGCATCGACGCCCCGACCTTCGGCGAGGCAAAGAACAGCTGGCTGACCGGCACCGCCGCCTGGACCTTCTTCAATGTCAGCCAGTACATCCTCGGTGTGCAGCCCACACTGGACGGCCTGAAAATCGACCCCTGCATCCCACACACACTGCCCGGCTTCACCGTCACCCGCCGCTACCGCGGGGCCGTGTACCACATCCGGGTCGAGAACCCTGACGCCGTGCAGAAGGGCGTGAAGCGCGTCACCGTCAACGGTTCTCCCATCCCCGGCAATGTACTCCCCATCGCCAAAGCTGGCGAGACCGTGGAAGTCGCGGTCGTGATGGGATAAAGTTCCCGATTTTCCTTTTTCTCATAAACGAAATCCCCGGCTCTGCAATACGCGGAGCCGGGGATTTCGTTTTGCTCGATTTATTCTTTGAACGTTTAGCGCAAGTCAAGAAATTAGCGCAACATCAAAAACAGCATCTCAATGATGTACAATTCAACGATGTTGCAGTCGCATTAAAAAGTTGAATTGCTATAGAAGTTAGAATTTTGCATATCTATTGATGTCTGACGGCTGGGCATTGAAGTGCTTCGGAGCGTTGTAAAGTATCTTGTTGGTGCCCCTTTCCGTGTAGCCTTCAATGCTGATCTGGTTCCACATTGCCTCGCTTCCGCCATAGCAGATTTCCACATATTTGCAGTTTTCAAAAGTATAAACTTCAATTCGTGTCAGGCTGCGCGGAAGATAGACACATTCAAGAGCTGCGCATCCAGAAAACGCCGAGCGTCCAACACTGGTCACACCTTCCGGAATTGCAGTTTTATGAAGCGATTTACACTCATAAAACGCCTGTGCACCAATCGTTTTCAGTCCTTTTGGCAGAGTCAGCCTGGTCAAGCCAGCATACTGGAAAGATTTGTCTCCAATTGTTGTAATGCTGTCTGGCAGTGTGATCTCCTTTAATGCCTTACATCCCATAAAAGCTTCATTGCCGATATTTTTCACACCATTCGGCAACACGATTTTTTCCATTGCAGAGCAATTGTTGAACGCATCGTATTCAATGTTTACGACGCCTTCCGGAATCACAACACTGCTCAGAGAAGTGCATCCATTGAACAGACAACCCGAAATCGTGGTGATTTTTTTAGGAAGAGCTACGCTTTCCAGTGCAATGCACTTCTGGAACGCGTATTTTCCAATCGTCGTAATACTGTCTGGCAGATTGATGTTCGTCAACGCACTGCATCCATTGAACACCGACGGCCCAATGACAGCCAGACCGTCCGGCAGAGAAACACCGGTCAACGCCGTGCAATATTGGAAAGTGCTCTCCTTCAGTTCAGCCACCTTTTTGGGGATCGTAATTGTTTTCAACGAAGAACAGTTATAGAACGCACCAGTTCCGATGCTTGTGACCGTATCCGGAAGTGCGATCTCACCCAGCGAAATGCAGTTTTTGAATGCGCTTTCTCTAATCACACGAATCGTCTTGGGAAGTGTCACATTTTTCAGTTGTTTGCAATCAGAGAAGGTATTCGTCGGAATCTCCAAAACCTCACCCACAATTTGCACATTCTGCAAACTTGAGCATTGATAGAAGGTTCCGAATCCGAGACTTACATTGCCAAGAATCGTTGCGCTTTGAAGTGCCGCATTGCGGTAAAAGACGCCATCTTCCATCTTTGTCACGCTCTTGGGAACAACAACCTCAATCAGTGCATCCAATGCAAACGCATACGTTCCAATCGTCTGCAGCCCTTCCGGGAATGTTACTGCCGATAAATTTCCGCACGCATAAAAAGCCTTTGCACCAATCGACTTCACGGTATCCGGAATGACCACACTGGTAATATTGTTATCCTGATAGAAGCAGTTATTTCCAATCGCTGTCACTGTCAGCTTCTTTTCGCCCACCTTACGAGGAATGGTAACTGCGCCAGAAGGCACCTTTTCGCCGGACTTGTTATAGCCGGTCAGAGTCGCGGTGCCATTGCCGTTGTCCTTGTAGGTCCACTCGATGCCATCGCTGGGTTCATCCGGTTCCGTAGGCGTTTCCGGTTCAGACGGTTCCGGTTCTGTGGGATTTGGCGTCGGTTTTTCCGGCTCGGTAGGAGTCGGCTTTTCCGGTTCTGTCGGAGTCGTGACCGTTCCACCGCCCATCGTGTTGTTGTCCGGGTTGGACGGAGCCGGAGCTTCGCCGCCGCCCGCACAGGCCGTCAGAAGCACCGCTGCCAGCACAGCCGCCGTCACTCCACGCAAGATTTTCTTTTTCAACCGCATAGAAATCACTCCTTCGTTTGTTTTCCAAAGCGATAGCTTAACTGTATAGACTTTTTATGTCTATTAAGTTTATTCGATTATAGCACACTCCACTCTATACTGCAAGAAAATAATAAACTCTATGGTCAAAAGTTAAACCATGTAGACAAAGAGGAAATCTATGGACTATGCCGCTATAGGAAAACGAATCCGTGCACATCGGAAGCGTCTGAATTTATCGCAAGAAGAATTAGCCGAAATGGTCAACATCTCAACCGTTCATATGAGCCACATCGAAACGGGATATACGAAGCTCAGTCTCCCTGTTCTGGTGGACCTCGCCTGCGCACTGGGTGTACGAACAGACGACTTGATTTTTGATAGAGATGCTCTTGGCAAAACCGAATTGCTGGAAGAGATCACGCTGGAACTACAGGATTGCTCTAATGCCCAGCTTCTTGCCTTGCGACAAATTTTATCCAGCTCCAAAGATGCCATTTCCAAATATCTATAGCCGTTTGCATTTTTAATGTATCCGAATCATCCGCATCCTCCCCACCGCCAAAGCTGGCGAGACCGTGGAAGTCACGGTCGTGATGGGATAATTTTTGGATAATTTTCAGGATAGAGAAACCCCCGGCCAGAGATTCCAACATCTCCAGCCGGGGGTTATTTTTGCGCTTTCTTACCAGCGCGTCATATTCTTTTTTCACTCCTACGTATTTTTTGCTTCACTCTTCATCCAGCGCCCAATGATAGGCGCAGCGCACGGCCTTGTTCCAGCCTTTGATGCGCCTGGTGCGCTCCTCGGCCGAGATATCCGGCAGGAAGGTGCGGTCCACCGACCAGTTCCGGACCACCTCGTCGGTGGACTGCCAGTAGCCCACGGCAAGGCCTGCAAGGTAGGCCGCGCCGAGGGCGGTCGTTTCCACGCAGCAGGGGCGCTCCACCGGCAGGCTGCTGATGTCGGCCATGGTCTGCATCAGGTAGTTGTTGGCGCAGGCACCGCCGTCCACCTTCAGGGCCTTCATGGCGATGCCGGAGTCGGCCTCCATGGCGTGGAGAACATCGTTCACCTGATAGCACAGGCTGTCCAGCGTGGCACGGATGATGTGATTTTTGTTGCAGCCGCGGGTCAGGCCAACGATGGTGCCGCGGGCGTACTGATCCCAGTGGGGCGCACCGAGGCCGGTGAAGGCGGGCACCACATAACAGCCGTTGGTGTCCTTCACTTTCCGGGCCATATACTCGGAGTCGCGGGCTTCTTCCAGCAGCCGCAGCTCGTCCCGCAGCCACTGGATGGCCGCACCGGCCACGAAGATGGAACCTTCCAGCGCATAATTCACGCTTTTTCCGCTGCTGCACGCAATGGTCGTGACAAGGCCGTTTTTCGAGACGACCGGCGTTTTGCCGGTGTTCATCAACAGAAAGCCGCCGGTGCCGAAGGTGTTCTTCGCCTCACCCGCCGAAAAGCAGGTCTGCCCGAAGAGCGCGGCCTGCTGGTCGCCCGCTGCGCCTGCAATTTTGATGCCCGAACCAAAGTGCATCGGGTCGGCCTCCGCGTAGAAGCAGCTGGACGGCATGGGCGTTGGCAGCATACAGCGCGGGATGTTCAGCTCCCGCAGGATGTCCTCATCCCACTCCAGCGTGTGGATGTTGAACAGCATCGTGCGGCTGGCGTTGGTGTAGTCGGTCACATGGACCCGGCCGCAGGTCAGCTTCCAGATGAGCCAAGTCTCCACCGTGCCGAACAGCAGCCGCCCGGCCTCGGCCTTTTCCCGCGCGCCGGGCACATTGTCCAGGATCCACTTCAGTTTGGTGGCGGAGAAGTATGCGTCAATGACCAGACCCGTCTTTGCCCGGAAGGTCTCGGTCAGGCCCCGCGCCTTGAGCTCGTCGCAGTAGGCGCTGGTGCGGCGGCACTGCCAGACGATGGCATGATAGACCGGCTCCCCGGTCTCACGGTCCCATACGATGGTGGTCTCGCGCTGGTTCGTGATGCCGATGGCCGCGATGTCCGACGCGCTGGCCCCGATCTGGTTCATGGCCGAGAGCGCCACGCCCAGCTGCGTGGTCCAGATCTCGTTTGCGTCATGCTCCACCCAGCCCGGCTTCGGGAAATACTGGGTGAACTCCTTCTGCGCCACGCTGCACATCTCGCCCGCCTTGTTGAACAGGATGCAGCGGTTCGAGGTCGTCCCAGCATCCAGCGCCATGATATAGTTCATATCCACGTTCCTTTCTTACACCACATCCCCTGGGCTTCCTGGTCGTGTCTGTGTGGTTGTATTATAACGCACCGGCCGCGCGATTGCAACGCATCTGAACCCGCTCTGCAAAATCTTCAAATTTCGTATTGACAACTTGCCGTTGTTTATTTATACTGATTTTACACACAAACGCAGCCATTTCACAACCAAAAGGAGGCGAAGTGAATGGATCGTTCCCCCTAGCGCCGTTTTCCCTGCACAGGGCAGCGTTCTGCTTTTTCCTGTTCCTGCTTGCACTCAATCTTTTTTACAGATGGGAGGTTTTCTATGATCGAACAACAAATTACGCTCTGCTCCAACGGCCGCGCCGTCCTTTCGGGCTATTCCGGCGGGCTTCTGCTTGGCTACGCGCACAACACCGGCGTCTATCGGCTGCGGGTCGTCTGCTCCGGCGAGTGGGACGGCACCACCGTTGTGGCGTTCTGGCATCTGCCCGGTCCGGCCGAGCCGCTGACCACCCTTGTGGCCGACGGAGCCGTCGAAGTGCCCGCCCTCGTCACCGTGCAGGGCGGCAGCGGGACCGTCACCTTTGAAGGCTCCGACGGCACCCGCACCGTGACCAGCGCCAGCGTCCCGTACCGCGTGCTGACCAACTCCGGCACCACGGACCCAACCCTGCCCGAACCGGGCACCCCGGCCTGGCAGCAGTTTTTGCAGCAGGTCAAGCGGGAGCTTCGCAACGCCGCATCCGGCCTGTCCGACGAGGAGCGCGGGCTCATCCTTGCGCTGTTCCGCCACGCCGTCTACGACAACGGCGAGATGCTGCCCCACTACAATGCACTGGCCGCACTCTGGAGCGGCAGCAGCCTGCCCGATGTCCCGCCCACGCCCAGCCAGCCAGATCCCCCCAGCCAGCCGGACACCCCCATCAGCGGCCTGCCGACGCCGCGCTATAAACTGGCGGCTCCGAAGACCTTTGTGCCGGCCAACAAAGAGTGGATCGACACCGGGATCAAGCCGTTCGCAGCCATCGACACCGGCATGAATCTGACGGTGTACGCCACCTTTACGGTGGCTGACAGTGCAGTTAATACGGTGACAACTTTGCTTGATTGCTTCAGCGATATCACCAACGATCAAAGAGGCATCATAGTTTCAACATGGACCAACGGAACCGTTGGCATGAACATGTTCACCTACGGCAGTCACTTTGTCAAGATCGAATCCGGGAAGAAACTGAAGTTTCTGCTCCAGATCAAGGGAACGCAGTTCCGGTTCCTGTCGTACGGTTCCATGACCGAATGGAAGAACATCCCGAACTATGCCGCGAACAAGACCGTAGATCGTTCGCTGATCCTTGGTGCTTCGTGGACCGCCAGCTCAGGCGAAACTACGGACGGCAAGGCACGTTTCTTCAATGGCACGGTGTACGACTTCCAGGTATTCGACACGGCGCTGACCGATGCACAGATCACGACCCTGATGGAGGCAAACTGATATGGTATACGACCTGAATGGCACCACCCTGAGCACAGGCGGCGGCAGCGGGATGCTGAACGTGCTGGACTATGGCTTCAAGGGAGACGGCACCACCGACAACCTGGCCGCATTCAACGATCTGGTGGCCGCGCGCCCCGGCGAAACACTGTATTTCCCGAAGGGTGTGTATGCGTTTTCCGGCAAGCTGGTGCTCGACCTCTGCTACATGGTGCTCGACAACGCTGAGTTGAAGTGCACGGCGGCCACCAAAGTGAACCGCTTTATCGAGATCCGCGGCAAGATGACCCCGCCTGAAACGCCCCAACAGGACATGTTCATCCGGGGCAACGGTAAAGTCAACGCGAACTTCAAGGCAGACGACTGCATCGCCGTGGCACGGCAGAAATGCACCCTGCTGGACCACATCTCCATCCAAAACTTCCAGCGGTACGGCATCTGCGGCAAATTCAACGACGCTTCGATGACCAACAGCGACGGCCAGACGGAAGGCAACCTCTCGTATGAGCTGATGGTGCGCAACTGTCTGATCGAGACGTCGCTGATCTATCCGGATGCAGTGGGCATTTACGACACCGGCGACTCCATGTACACCGATATCGTCATCATGAACGTGAAGACGGCGCTCTCGTGCAGCGGCAGCAGCATCTTTCACAACGTTCACGCCTGGTGCTTCGATTTCAATTACAGCGACAACGACACCAAGAAGGCCCTTCTGGAGAACACGGTCTTTGCGTACATTCGCGTGAATGGCCCCCGCTTCTCGGACTGCTACTGCGACACCTACCAGAGAGGATTCAAATTCTACGACGGGCGGACCCTTGCCTATATCACGAACTTCAGATGGTATATTGCTGCTGAAACCTGGCCCACCGGCCTGACGGCCTATGTCTTCCCGGCCAACCCGACCGGGCAGGCAATGTACAAGGTCTTTGGCGCGGACATCAACGGTTCGGGCGTGACCAAGTTCAGCGATGTGGACCTGAGCAAGCAGACGAACTGCCGCTGGTACGGCATCGTGCACAACCTGAGCGACGCGCCAAGCACGCTGCAATAATGAAGGAGCATAAATCATGGCACTCTCGAACACGGCCACGCCGATCTACTACGGCCGCTTTCGGGAGGCCGTGATGCGTGGCGAGATCCCGGTCTGCCGGGAAATCTCCATGGAGATGAACCGGATCGACGACCTGATCGCAAACCCTGGCATCTGGTACGATGACAAGGCAGTGAACGGCTTTATTGCATTCTGCGAGGACGAGCTGACCCTGACCGACGGCACCGATGTGAAGATGCTGGAGAGCTTCAAGCTGTGGGCGGAGGAGATCTTCGGCTGGTATTACTTCGTGGAGCGGAGCGTCTTTGTGCCAAACGAGCACAGTGCGGGCGGGCACTATGAGACCCGGCGCATCAAGAAACGGCTGGTGACGAAGCAGTATCTCATCATCACCCGTTCGGCGGCAAAGACGATGTATCTGGAGTTTTTGCAGGCCTATTTCCTGACGGCATACACCACGACGACCCAGCAGCTGACGACCGCCCCGACCATGAAACAGGCCGAAGAGGTGCTGGCCCCGATGCGCACCGCGCTGGCGCGGGCAAAGGGCCCGGTGCTGAAGTTCATGACAGAAGGCAGTTTGCAGAACACGACAGGCTCGAAGGCCGACCGCGTCAAGATGGCCAGCACAAAGAAGGGCATCGAGAACTTCCTGACGAACAGCCTGCTGGAAGTGCGCCCGATGACCATTGAGAAATTGCAGGGACGGCGCGACACAGTGGCGACCGTGGACGAGTGGCTCTCGTGTGACATCCGGGAAGACCCCATCGGCGCCATCGAGCAGGGCGCGGCCAAGAACGAGAACTATCTCATCGTGGCTGCAAGCTCGGAAGGCACTGTGCGCAACGGCTGCGGTGATGACATCAAAATGGAGTTGATGCAGATCCTGAAAGGGGAGTACATCAACCCGCATGTGAGCATCTGGTACTACAAGCTGGACTCCCTCGACGAGGTGGGGCAGCCGGAGATGTGGCTGAAGGCAAACCCGAATCTGGGCAAGACCGTGAGCTACGAGACCTACCAGCTGGATGTGGAGCGCGCCGAGAAATCGCCCAGCGCCCGGAACGACATTCTGGCCAAGCGGTTCAACCTGCCGATGGAAGGATACACCTATTTCTTCCCTTACGAGGAGACACTGTGCCACCGCCGCCGGAATTACTGGCAGATGCCCTGTGCGATGGGAGCAGACCTTTCGATGGGCGACGACTTCTGTTCGTTCACCTTCCTGTTCCCGCTGTCGAACGGATATTTCGGCGTGAAAACGCGGGACTACATCACGAGCTACACCCTGAGCCAGCTGCCGATGAGCCGCCGGAACCAATACGAGGAGTTCATGAACGAAGGGACACTGTTCGTATTCGACGGCACGGTGCTGGACATGATGCAGGTCTACGACGATCTGGACCGGTTCATCCAGGAGAACGAGTACGACGTGCGGGCTTTTGGCTATGACCCCTATAACGCGAAGGAATTCGTGGAGCGCTGGGCGCTGGAGAACGGCAGCTTCGGCATCACCAAGGTGATCCAGGGTGCAAAGACGGAAAGCGTGCCGCTTGGGGAACTGAAGAAGCTGAGCGAACAGCGGAAACTGGTCTTTGACGAAAAACTGATGCAGTTTGCCATGGGAAATTGCATCACACTGGTGGACACGAACGGAAACCGGAAACTGTACAAGCAGCGGCAGGACCAGAAGATTGACGCCGTAGCGGCCATGATGGACGCCTATGTGGCTTGGAAACTGAACCGGGATGCGTTTGAGTGAAATTTATTTCTTTCCTTTGAATTTGGCGCTGTAAGCATTTACGGCGGCATCGGCTATGAGCCAGCCATATTTCTGAAGGAAAGACAAAATTTCTTCAACGGTATTCCATTGTTCCACTATTTTTGTCTTTCCACCGTAGGATTCATTTTCCTTGCCATTAAAGAATCTGCCACTGGACGTTTGCTTGTAACGAGCAATCTTTCCATCTTTTATTAGCGTGTAAAAGGTCGAACCATAGTTGTTCTCCCAAAGATTGCCGACCATTCCGTCAAACTCGCCAGATTTTACACGATCATACAAAGCCTGTTCCTCGTTTGTCATGATGAAAACCTCCGTATCATATTCAAGTACGTCTTATTACAAGAATAGCACAGAGAACCGAAAAAGTAAATTAGCGAAAAGGAGCGATAGAGTGAACGATTGGTGGGACTACCTGGAGCATGGCTTCTGGGGAAACCAGAAGGGCAGTGCGAAGGGAAATCATAAATATTACATGCGTGTATCAGCCGGAACGAAGAATGGAAAGAACGTATATCGTTATTTCTATTCCAAGGCGGACTACGAAGCTTATATCCGCAGTGGAAAGAAAAAACTAACCGGAGCATACCGGCTGGAACATCACGCCAACGGCAGGACAGCGCATGTCGCAACGGAGCAGTATGTCGATACGGACGGTCAAACAGAGCTCCGGAAAAAGTATATCTCTGCTGAAGAAGCGGATAAACTGCGGAATGACAAATACCGCAGAGAACGCGCTTTGAAAGAGACGCCGAAGGAAAAGAAAAAGCGCATGAAGCAAGCCAGGAAGCGCTACAACAAGAAGATGTCCACGACGCGGCGTAAAATCGCGGTGCAGAAAGGCATGCAGACGGTTGCCCGACTCATGGGCAAGCAGATGGACTTTAAGAAAAAGCCGAGCGACAAAACCGAGAAAAAAGCATACCGGAAGGCCGGGTGGCACAAAAGCTTGTTTGTTCCGGGGGCTTATACGCGGAAGGCGAAGTGAGGTGAAAAGCGGAAAATGTGGAGATATGACGATGGCGCGCTTTGCCACTGGGGCATCAAAGGCATGAAGTGGGGCGTGCGGCGGTATCAGAACAAGGACGGCACCCTGACGGCCGCAGGCAAAAAGCACTATGCCGGAGATGGGAACGCCGGTTCAGAAGATGAACCGAAGGTGGAATATGCGCCGAAACGCTCCGGCCGGAATGCAGAGGATTACTCGGACGACGAGCTGCGAAGCCGCATCAACCGGCTCCAGATGGAGAAGCAGTACCGCGATCTTCAGGGGCAGACGAACATCCGCGCCGACGACCCGAACAAGGAACTGAAAGCCGAGAAAGAGAGGCTCCAGCTCCAGAAGGACGTGAAGCAGCTGCGGAAGGATGTTTACGAGGGTCAGAGCTTTGTGAAGACCGTAATGACCAATGCTTCCCAGCAGTTTCTGACTAAGGCAGTTTCCGGTGCGATGAGCTACAGTGCCAAGCAGTTCATCACGAAAGAGCTGAAGAACCCGGAACTGGCGAACGCGATCGTGAGTGGTGGTGCCAGCGGCGGACAGCAGCAGAAGAAAGACGACGAGAAGAAAGATAACTGACCGGGAGGAAAATCAAAATGGCGCAGACATTTGGCTCCAGGCTGAAGCGGGCCTGGAATGCCTTTACGAACCGGGACCCTCCCGGAAAGAGTTCCTACGGCGGAGGATACAGTTACCGGCCTGACCGGGTGCGGCTGAACCGTGGAAATGACCGGACCATCCTGACCGCGATCTATACCCGCATCGCAACGGATGCGGCCAGCATCACCATCAACCATGTAAGGCTCGATGAAAACGGACGCTATGACGAGACCGTTGATTCGGGCCTTAATTCATGCCTGAATCTATCCGGCAACAAAGACCAGACGGGACGTGCTTTGCGGTACGACCTGTTTCTTTCGGTGCTGGACGAAGGCGCGGTGGCGCTGGTGCCGGTGGACGTTGACACCGACCAGAAGACCGGGGACGTGA